CAGGAGCTGAGAGCGGCGGGATGGTATGTCGGCGGATATCAATACACCAATTCAAATAACACGGCCAGAATCGAATACAGGAAGCCGTCGGAGGTAAGCAAATGAGCTATGTATTAAAACCGTGTCCATTTTGCGGCGGAAAAGCCGAACTCGATAAATGCATACCATGCGGTTATGTACATGTAAAATGCACACATTGCGGAGCTACCGGAAAGAACCTAACAATCACAAAAGAGGATGATGCATTCGGATCCGATGTAATAGCCGTCATCGCCTGGAATACGAGGACAGAAGAATGATACAAAATGGCGTCATGTAATTTCTGTTCGGAGTAGCCGCCGGAATATTCTGCATGGGAATGGCAAACGCTAAATCGAACGACGATCGAGAACGCGAAAAGCAAAAAGAGATCCAGCAGATCCGCGAAGAGTACAAAAAAAGACTGGAGAGAAGCCGCAATGAATAACAGTCTGCAGGAACATATCAGTAAGATCAACGAAGCACGAGAACAAATGCGCAGCACAAGATCAATCAAGCGGAAGAGGGATCTCGCAAGATATATCCGAAGACTAAACTGTGAAATGTCCGAATGCCTGAAGTATATGAGGGAGGCGAAAAGATAACATGAACTGGATACAAAACAAGATGCCGGAAGAGGAAGACGATTACATCGTGACGATTGAAGGCGCTGAGATGTCCACATGGCTCCACTGGGACGGAATAAGCTGGACAGACATAAACAACACGCCTTACAAGATAATCGCATGGTGCGAATTCCCGCCAGCATTCAAGAGGGGAAAGCATGGCCAGCAAAACGCAGATCACGATTGATGATCTGCGGCAATACCGAAGCCGTAAATTTGAGATCATGTCAATCTCTGAGGAAATAAAAGCGGCATATTTCCCAATCAAGACTGCAAGCGGAAACGGATCCAATGGATCAACGCCTGGAGATCCAACGGCCGCAGCATTCCACCACATCGAGACACTAAGAAACAAAGCAACACGCCTGCAGAAGAGAAACGATCTGGTAAATTTATGGCTCGAGACATGCGAAGACTCCGAGCTCGCAGCTATATGCCGGCTCCATTATTGTGTAGGAAAAACATGGAGCGAAACCGGAAGCATGCTTGGATTTGCAGGAATAACAGTACGAGCGAAAGCCAACAAATATTTTGAAATTTGAAAAAGAATATCACTTTGTATCACTTTATATCAGGTCGATCTGTGGTATAAGTAAGATATCGAAGAATGAAAAAGAACGACCACGGCCGCTCTTTTTTCTATTCTCCGGACAAGGATCCCGCATGCAAACCAAACGCAGCAGTCATTGATCTGAGCGTCCCCCATCAACACGCGCAGAAAAATACCTCCTTAAAGCGGGATCCATTATGGAGCAAATAACATGTCGAAAAGCAAAGACATCGCGAAATATTACGATCTAACAAGCGAAAAGAAATATAAACGGCGCATGCAGCAGCTGGAGAAACAAGAGGCATGCCCATGCAGCACGTGCAAAGAAGAATGCAGGCAGATCGGATCATGCGACAGATATCGGCAATGGAATAAACAGACGTGGCGGATGCGCCACAACTAACCGGAGGAGAAACAAAGATGTCAAGATCAGGGCGATGGCCATACGTAAGACGCATGGCATGGGATAGGGACAGAAGAGACAGAGCAGTCTGCCACATCTGCGGACAGCCGATCGATTACAGCGTCCCAGCAAGCAGCACGCCGGACTCTTGGGAACCGGATCATTTGATCCCAGTAGCCAAGGCACCGAACCTGGAGCTCGATCTCGATAACGTCTCAGCCTCACACAAGCGATGCAATCGAGCACGCGGAGATGGCACAAACGGCGAGAACGTGATCGGAAAACAATCACGGATCTGGTGACCGGAAAAGCCGATCTTTCCAGCAGTAACCCAGGGGCCATGAAATCTTTTTCATAAAGGCCGGTGACGATACCAGCCGCCTGCAGTCATATCCCCCCGCGGATAATAAATTTATTTTTTTTGATTTTGGCGCAGAAAATGATTGATCCAAAGAAGACCGCCAGTCTGAAAAGGATTGGTGGATTGCCAAAACAAAATGATTGATCCAAAGAAGACCGCCAGTCTGAAAAGGATTGGTGGATTTAACCAGATGGAGGAAGCATGGAAATCGTCAAAATAAAACTGTCAGAATTAACGCCAGATCCGCAAAACGCAAAAGATCATCCGGAAGACCAGGTCGATCAGATCGTCAAGAGTATCCAGGAATTCGGAAACAACGATCCGATCGCAGTATGGGGATACCACAATCTGATCGTGGAAGGTCACGGAAGATATATGGCTCTCAAAAAATTGGGATTTGAGGAAGCTGAATGCATCCGGCTTGATAAGCTAACAGACGAAGAGCGCAGAGCATACATGCTCGTCCATAACCAGCTGACAATGAACACCGGATGGATCGCAGATCTTCTGAAAACAGATCTGACAGCAATCGATGACATCGACATGAGCCAGTTTGGATTTGATACAGACATGATCGGTGAAAGCCCGAAAGAACCGGAAGAAGACAATTACAATCCTGATGGCGTAAACGATACACACAACATCAAGCCAGGAGACGTCTGGCAGCTTGGAGACCATAAGCTCATGTGCGGAGACAGCACAGATCCAGCAGTCCTGGAAAAGCTAATGGACGGTAATAAAGCAGACATGCTCATGACCGATCCGCCGTATAACGTAGACTATACAGGAAAGACAAAAGACGCCCTGAAGATAGACAACGATGCAATGGAAGACTCGCAATTCAGGCAATTCTTAAAAGACGCATTCAGAGCAGCGGACGGAGCAATGAAACCAGGCGCTGTTTTTTATATCTGGCACGCTGACTCCGAAGGATACAACTTCAGAGGCGCATGCAACGACACAGAATGGAAGATCAGACAATGTCTGATCTGGGTAAAAAGCGTATTTGTAATGGGCCGCCAGGACTACCAGTGGAAGCACGAGCCGTGCCTATACGGATGGAAACCTGGAGCAGGGCATTACTTTACAGACAGCAGAAGAGAATCCACGGTCGTCGAAGAGGACAGACCGGACATCAAGCACATGAAAAAAGAGGACATGGAGAAGCTACTGGAGGAAATATATTCTGACAACGTAAGCACAACCGTGATCCACGAGGACAAGCCGCAGGTCTCAGCACTGCATCCAACCATGAAGCCAATTAAGCTCCTGGCACCGCTGATCAAAAACAGCAGCAGGCAAAAAGAGATCGTCCTGGATACATTCGGAGGAAGCGGATCAACGATGATCGCCTGCGAGCAGCTAAACAGAAGCTGTTACATGCTGGAGCTAGATCCGCATTATTGTGATGTAATCATAACGCGGTGGGAAACATATACAGGAAAGACAGCGGTCAAGCTGTAGGAAGGACAGGAAAGACATGAGCAGGAGTGCGAAGAAAATATGCGCGAACGTAGACAAGAGCGTAAAGGATCAGGCGGTCACCCTTGCGAATGCAGTCCTTGCAATGCAGGAGAAGATCGACAAACAAATACCAGTATATGCATCGATGCCGCTGGCACAGACAGTCGAAAAGGGAGACGGAAAGAAGATCCTCCGCCAGAACCCAGCCGTCGCTGAATTCAGGGCAACGGTCAGAGACTATGCCTCAGCATTGAAGGACCTCAATGAGATCCTGGATGAAAACAAAAAGCCTGCAGAAGCTAACAGACTTTATGCTCTGCGCGAGCGCTTCAAGGTACAGGCATGATGGGAAAAACAGAGCCGCGCATTTTTACACCGCCTCTGCGTCCACTAACAGAACATACGAGCCTGGGATTTGCAGCGATTGATTATGCTGAGACGGTCCTGGGAAAAACACTATATCCGTGGCAGAAGTGGCAACTGGTCCATCTTCTGGAGATAGACGGAGATCTAAGCACATCATGGCATTTCAGATACAGAACCGCGCTGATCATGGTCAGCCGGCAAAACGGGAAAACACTTCTTTCAGAAGTAATCGCTTCATTTTTCCTGAACGTACTGCAGGTCGACTCAGTATTCGGAACTTCGCTCAGCCTAGACAAGGCCGAGGAGGTATGGGAAGCGGTGGTCAACGATCAGGAGACCATCGATGAACTAAAAACCGATGTCGAGAAGGTCGGCAGAACGAACGGATCAAAGCGGCTGGTCCTTACAGGCCTGAGGCAATACAAGGTCGCAGCGCCAACGAGACGCGCCGGTCGTGGAGACTCAAACGATCTAGTCATGCTTGACGAGCTAAGAGAACACCGCGACTGGGAGACATGGTCTGCAGCAGTAGCATCAACGAACGCCAAGCCGAACGGCATGGTCGTCTGTTTTTCAAACGCCGGAGATCCAGACAGCGTGGTCCTGAGACAGATCAGGACGCAGGCAATCGATCAGATCAATGGAACAAACAAAAAAGCAGACTATGGCGGAGAAGTAGACACAAGCACTCTCGGGCTCTTCGAATGGAGCGCACCTGAAGGATCCGCAACAAACGACATCGAAGCACTGGCACAAGCAAATCCTGCGCTGGGCTACGGTAGAATGACAGAACGAGCACTGATGTCAGCCCGCGAAACATATCCAGACTTCAAATTCAGATCCGAATGCATGTGCCAGGAAGTAGCAACAATCCTCCCGCAGCCATTCCCAGAAGGAGCATGGAACGGAGGAGTGGACGACAGATCCACCATCATGGCGGAATCTCCGATCTGGTACGGTGTAGATCTAAGCCAGGACCGAAAATGGGGAAGCATAGCAGTCTGCGGTTTGAGGCAGGATGGCAATTATCACATCGAGGTCGTCGCCAGAGCAGTCGGCACGGAATGGATGATCGACTGGTTCCGCGCAAGAGCAATCAGCCAGCACATGAAGGTCGCATTCCAGAGCAGAGGAGCACCGGTCTCCGGACTGGCGGAGCAGATCTGCACGATCAATGGAGTCGAACGCAATGCAATCGAAGGAACGGACCTGACGAACGGATGGTCGCGTTTCTGGGACGGGATCGCAGCGTCCGCGCCAGTAATACCTGGAGAGACGCCTCGCGGCGGTGTGCGAATATTTCACCTCACACAGCCAATCCTGGACGCACCAGCAAAAACATGTCAGCTCCGAAACTTAGGCGGCGGCATTGAAATACCGGACAGAGTAAAATCGCCGGACGATATCGCTCCGCTGTTCGCCTGTGTAATGGCATTCACAGCAGCATCGGCAGTCAAAAAAGACGATGGGAAAATATACGAATCAAGCTACATGGCAGGACACGACCTGCTTTTTATTTGAAGATAGGAGGCAGTGAAGAAAATGCCCAATATTACACAGAGACTGAGGGACTTATTCGGAACCACAACGATCCACGTAAATATCACGCCGGACGAGAACCCGATCGTGGATGGACTATCAGCGCGGCAGCTATACGCAACGCAGGCGAACCTGCATGCGGTCGTATCATTTCTGGCCGACTCGGTGGCCCAGCTACCATTGAAGGTCTACAAAAGACAGGACGAGAACGACAGACAGAGAGACCGCGACAGCATAGCCGCGAAACTTCTCTGGAGGCCGAACGCAGATCAAACAAGCTATGAATTCATACAAGCAACGGTGACAGAACTCATGCTGATGGGAGTGGCCACAATATGGCTCCTTCCAGACGCAGACAGCGAAAGCGGATACCAGATCCGTCTGATCCCACGCGAATGGATGAAAGATACAGAGCGCAGCACAAGTTATGCCCCAGATGCAATCGAGGTCATGACAGGGACCGGAGGACAATACATGCGGATCCCGCGTACTGAATTCGTGCAGTTTAGAATGTACAGCCCAGGAAATCCAGGCGGATACCAATCACCGATCGCAGCATTGAGGCAGACATTATCGGAGCAGGTCCAGGCGGACAAATTCAGAACGGAAGTCTGGAAGAGCTCCGGACGCTTTAATGCATACGTAACGAGACCGGCAAATGTACAGCCGTGGGATGACGAGACAAGAAAACGGTTCGCGACCGCATTCAGAGAATCCTGGGGACGCGGCGGGTCCAACGCAGGCAAGATGCCAATCCTGGAAGACGGAATGGAGATCAAGCCTTATCAATTTAACTCAAAGGAAGCACAATACGCAGAAACTAAACAGCTCAGCCGTGAAGATGTGGCGGCAGCA